ACGAGCTCGCGGACGACGTCCTGATCGATGCGGTTGCCGGGGTTGGTCCGCAAGGTGCGGCCCAGACGGCCGGGCTCGAGCCACGTGCGGTACGGGGCGCGGTCGCGATGCGCGCGGGCGTCGAGCGTGTCCTCCGGCGTCAGACACCACGGGACGAGCCGCCACGTGAGCCGGTCGGCGGTCGGCGGGAACACGAGGACGACGGCGGTCAGCTCGATCTTGCTGCTCAGGTCGATGCCGATGTAGCACGGCTCGTCGATCATCGAGTCGAGATCCCAATCGTCATGCTGCCCGCGCCGCCAGCCGTCGAGTGAGAGCCAGGGCGAGGCGGTGTTGATCCACAGGTTCAGCCGCTTCTGTTGGAACGCCGCGGCGGCCGGCGGCATGTGCTGCGCCTTGGTCGCGAGCGCGATGAGGTCCGACGGGAGGACCGACACGCCGTAGTTCGGGTTGGCCTTGCGCCACGTCGCTTCCGCCCACGGCGGGTCCTCCGGGTCGGCGGAGGCGATGAAGGCGAACACCGTCTCGTCGTGGATGACCTCATCGAGGATCTGACACGCGTAGTGGTGCTGGTCGCCGCACGGCGAGACAGGGTCGTTGCCTGCGGTGGTGATCCAAAAGATGACGGGCTGCCGCCGCGCGCCGGTCGCGGTTTCCATGACGTCGATCAGCCCGCGGTCTTTCATCGCGTGCGCCTCGTCGATGATGACGAGCTGCGGGTTGAGGCCGTCGGTCGAGTCCTTGTCCGCGCCGAGCGGTTCGAGCTTCGACGCGCTGCGCTCGTGGTTGAGGTTTGCCATCAGCACGCCGATGCGGGACCGCAGCCCACTCGACTGGACGAGCCGCTTGCAATCGTTGAACACGATGCGCGCCTGGTCACGTTTGGTCGCGATGCAGTAGCCCTCCGAGCCGCCCTCGCCGTCGAAGAACGTGACGTAGAGCCCGACGATGGCGGCTTCGAGCGACTTGCCGTTCTTGCGGGGAATCTCGTTGTAGGCCGCGCGAAACCGCCGCAGGCCGGTGTCCCGATGGACCCACGCGAAGATGGACCCGAGGCGGAACCGCTGATGCGGTTCAAGGGTGATCAGGTGCCCGGCCCATTGCCCCTTGTAGTGCCGGAGCTGCGCGGCGAACCGGAAGAAGCGGTCCGCGCGCGGGTAGTCGAAGACGAACGGGAAGTCGTCGGTGGCTTCGCGCGTGCGGTCGCGCAGATGGCGTGCGCAGGCGAGGCGGTGGTACTTGCCGCCGGGAATCATCCCGAGGACGACGGCTTGCGCGTAGGAGTCGAGATCGTTCACACGTCGACCGGCGCGCCACGGGAGAGTCTACGCTCAGCCCTTGCGGGTGTTACAGGACGTGCAGAGCGACTGCAGGTTGTGCGGGTCCAGTAACGGCCCGCCGTCACGGAGTGACCGTATATGGTCAACGACCCGGGCCTCGACGCGGGCCCCGCGCGCGGCGCACACGCTGTGCTCGGTGTGCAGCTGCCCGTCGGCGCGCTGCCCACACCACGGGAACTGCGTCAGGAACGTGCGGGCAAGGGTCGTCCACTCGGAGTTGTAGCCGCGGGCCCGGGCGCTGCCGCGCGCCTGGTCCTTGCGTCGCAGGCAGCGGCCGCACGGACCTGTGGTGAGGTGCCCGCAGCCCGGGCAGAGCCGCGGCGGCGCGAGCGGCACGTCAGACCGCGGCCCCGTCGTCCGGGGCTTCGAGCTCGAGGAACGGCTGGCCGGGCGCGCCGTGCGAGAGCAGCGCGTCGGTCAGCTTGAGCGCGCGATTGACAGCGACGACCACGCGCAGCGCGAGGGCCTTGCGGAGCAGCTGTTGGGCTGCCGCGAGATGCCACCGCGCACGCATGAGGTCTTCCTGCCGAGTCGGCATGTCCGCATTGTCGCGCGAAATGGTCACCGATGTGTATCGGGAGCCCCCCTACGGGACAGAGCGAGCTCCCGGGAACGGCGGCAGCAGCGGCAGCAGCCCGTAGGCCAGCAGCAGCACGACCGCGATGATGCACACGACGCGGACGACGTACTTCATCCACGCCGGCATGACGATCACGTTGCTCTCGACGAGGCCGAGCAGCGCGCCGATGACGATGAGCCAGACGATGAGTGCGATCACGGTGTCCCTCCTTCAGAAGGCCCCGACGCCCCACAGCTGTTTGACGAACGCGCGGAAGTCCTTCGCCGCGGGGAGCGCCGCGTTGCCGCTCCAGATGGTTGCGAGCTCCGTGAGATCGGTGAATGCCGTCTTCAGCACGGCGACGTCCTGGTCGCTGTAGCCGAGCGCGACGAGCGTCTCGGTGGGGGTGGCGAGCAGGTACTGCTGCAGCGTCACGACGTCTCCGAACAGCCGTTGGAACTGCCGGCTGATGTCCCCGGCGCGCGCATCGATCTCGTCCTTTGTGACGGCTAAGCCGACGCTCATGCTGCCCTCCTATTGAAGCGGAATGGCGATCTGGCCGATGACCCACAGGTTGGCACTGCCGGCCGACCATGTCCCGCCCGCAATCTTCTGCAAGCCGATGTAGTTCCCGCCCGCAACGGTTGCGATGACCCCGCTCGTCCACGTCAAATCAAAGAACTGCAACACCGCGGGGCGTTGCGCTTTGTCTGCGAGATAGTTGCCGGGGATTTTGATCCGCAGCTCCGTGGGCGCGGGACTCCCGAGCCCGGTTTGCTGAAGGTAGAACGAGAGGATCATCGTCTTGCCGATGAGCGTGTACGCCAGCGTCACTTGCTCCACGGCGGTGACGGTCCACGCGGCCGCGCTGTTCGTCGTGAAGTTCGCCGCGTTGTAGGCGACATCGATCCAATCGCCCATTGCGACGTTGCGCCCGCGTTCAACGATGCCAGTGGCACGGCCGATGGACAGACCGATGGACACGGCCTTTGGGTTCGGCCCGGCGGGCGCGTCGTACCACTGCAGCAGCGACTCGCTCGCGCCTTGGACGAGGAACAGCCCCGCGCTGCCTTTGGCGACATCGTCGGCGAGGAAGTTCACGCCGTCCCACGCCATGTTCGTGCTGAGGATCACGCTCGGCACGTTCCGCATCAGGCGGCCGTCGAACGTCGTGGCCGGATCTTTGACGCGCAGGAACGGCGCAGTGCCGATGACGGTCGGGTCGGTGACGTAGGTCGGCCCGAGGTTCGTGATCTTCGTCGGGCCCGGTGCGCCTGTCGGACCGATGGGACCTTCGGGCCCCGGGACGCCTTGCGGCCCGGTCGCGCCGGTCGCGCCTGGCGGCCCCGGCACGGTGCTGGCTGCGCCCGTGGGGCCGGTGTTCCCGATGGGGCCTTGCGGGCCCGTCGGTCCCGTCGGCCCCGGCACGGTGCTGGCTGCGCCGGTCGCGCCGGTATCGCCCTTCGGGCCCGTCGGTCCCGTCGGCCCGGGGACGGTGCTGTCTGCGCCGGTCGGTCCTGTGGGGCCCGTCGGTCCCGTGGGGCCTTGAATGCCTTGCGGGCCCGTCGGCCCGACAGGGCCGGCAGACATCGGATTCCAAATCGGAACCCATTCAGTCGTCGCGGGATCAGGACCGGCCATGTTGTTGCAACCAATCTAACGTCTCGAGCGCGCGGCGCACGGGCGAGCCCGCTTGCCACGGCACGTTGGCGATGTAGTTGTAGAGCATGTCGACCTCGCTCGCATCGACGTGCAGCTCGCGCGCGCCGTCTCCAGAGATCAACTGTCGTTCCGGCTCGCCGTTCACGAGCTTCTTGCCGCACGGTTTGAGTTCGCTGATCGCTTCGAGCTTCTCGAACAGCTGCATCTCTCGACGGAGGATGGTGAGGCCCTTCTTGTCGAGCAGACTGCCGCCGAGGACGAAACCGACGAAGCAGAACTCGAAATGGCATTTGCCCAAGTCGTCGTCGAAGGTGAGCAGCATCGGTCAGTCCTTCCGACACGCGAAGAAGTCGACGTAGAGCGGATTGTTCGCGGCCGACGCGGACGCCCCGGTGATCGCCAGGGCCCCGGCCGAATCCGTGGAGCCGACCGTCGTGGCGGTCGCGCTGCCCGTGTTGCCCGCGACGTCAGGAGCCGCGCTGCCGGACGTGCCCGAGGGCACCGTGTGACTGTGGCCGCTGCCCTGATCCGTGTCCGCGCTGAACCCATGTGTGTGGTTGTGGAACGGGGTGGTGGCATTGCTCCCTTGATCCGCGTTGAAGCCGCCGCCGGAGTTGACGCCGGTCGTGCCCGACACGCCATGTTTGTGATCGCCGGGGCCCTGCGTGGTGCTCCCGGGCGTGCTGTGCGTGTGTCCGGCCACGACGAGCGTGCCCGACGAATGCAAGTGCGAGGCGACGGTGAGCGCGCTGGAGCCGTGCACGTGGGCCTGCGACGCGAAGGACCCCGGGGCGTGCGTGTGGGTCGCCACGCCGCCCGAGACGTTCGCGGGCCCCATGCGGACGTAGTAGCCGTCCCACGCGGCGACGCGGGTGTAGCCCGGGGGACAGGGGGTCGTCATGAAGATGATCGCGCCCACGGGCACGCCCGACGGCGCGGTCCACGTCCCGGTCCCGTTCAAGTAGGTCGACGCGTCGCCGTTCAGATTGATCGGCCCGACTGTGCCGATGCCGAGGTTCGTGCGCGCGGCGGCCGGGGTGCTCGCGCCGGTCCCGCCGTCGGCGACCGGAATGATCGCGACGGTCGAGGGTTCGCCGCCCGTGGACTTCACGTAGCCGTTCGCGAGCGCGCTCATCACGCGTTCGTTGGTCAGCGTGCTGTGTCCAGAGACGACCCAATAGCTCGCGTCGACGATGGGATTGTTCGAGATGCCCACGCCCGGCCACGGCTCCGGGGGTGTGGTCGTGCCGTCGACCACGCACATGTACGCGATGCCGTCCGCGCCGATGACGATGTCGCCGTCGTTGTAGACGGGCCCCGGAGCGTAGTCCCCGAGGTAGTCGAGATTCATGCCGCCGCCGCTGCCGCCGGTCACGGTCTGCCACGACACGCCCGCGGCGGCCGCCGGGTCGGCGGTGAGCCGCTGCCCTGGTGCGCCGACCGGCACGCGCACCACGCCCGCCCCGTCGTGCGCGGCTAGGTCGCCTTTCGTCGTGAGCGTCATCGCGGCGGATTTCTTCCACGACATCGCGGTCGGCGCGAAGGGGTCCACGGTCAAGACGAGGCCGACCGTCCCGATCGGGACGCGGACATTGGTCGTGCCGTCGTGCGCGATCAGATCGCCCTTCGAGGTGGTCGGCAACGTGCTGCCGCCGCCGCTCGTGCCGCCCGTGCCGCCGTTGATGATGGGGAGGATGCCGCTGACATCCGTGGCGAGATTCACCGGGCCCCAACTCGGAGGACCGGAGGGACTGCCGTGCAGCACCGCGGTCAGCGTGCCGAGATTGTCCAGCGGCGCGATGCCAGTCCCGCCCTGCCCGATGATCACCGCGTTGAGTGTCAGGTCGCCGTAGTTGCTGACCGTGCCCGTGCCGCCGACGGGCGAGGACCCGCTGCTGCTCGGGGTCGAGATGCCGACGCTCGACCCGCTCGACGCGATGTCGCGCCAGAAGTCCAGCCACGACGCCTGCGCGGTCGTGCCTTCGAGCAGCGTGAGCGTCGTGATCGGGGCCTGGTCGTCGGCGATGGTCACCGAGACTTCGGTGACGAACCACAGGGCATTCGGGAGCGTGCGCGAGGGTACGTCGAGCCGCACGGTGTCGCCCGGGAGGAAGTCATCGGCCGCGCGGGTCTTCAGCGTGACGGTGCGCGGGACGACCTGATACTTCGCGAGCTGCGCGTTCGCGTAGGCCTGCGCCTGCGCCGTGTCGAAGATGTCGGCGCGTTCGATGAGGGCTTCAAACGGGAGGGTCGCCGCGGACGCCGCTTCAGCGGTGACGGTGAGCGGATACTGGACGTTGTAGTCGAGCCAAAAGTAATGCGTGGTCGCGGGGATCTGCGCGCTGCCGCCGGGAATCGGGACCCCGACATGCCGCACGAGCTCCTTCGTGTTCGCGTCCCAGTACCACGGCGCGGTGCCGGTGGAGATGTCGGCGATCGCTTCATGCCCGCCGCCCGTCGGTGGCGTGGTGGGGTTCGGCGGCCCCGGGTAGGGCCCGCCGACGTACGTCATCCACGCGAGCCAGTGGTTGTCGGCAATCGGCCACGTGGGCGGGTAGTCGGGCTTGAACCGCACCTTCGGCGGCGCGCCGTGCCAGAGCTGCTGCTTGGCAACGAGGCCGGTCCCGTAGCGGACGATGATGCGGTTGGCGTACTGGTAGCGCGACTTCGTCCACGTGATCGGGCCGAGGATGTTCTTGTTCGCGGCCGAGAGCGTGAAGCTGCGCGTCTTCGTCCCGACCGCAAACCACTCGATGACGCCGGTCGGCCGCAGCCGATACAGCCAGCCGCTCAAGTCGACGAGTCGGTTGAAGGCTTCTTCGAGCGTGACCTGATCGAAGGTGTTCGCCGGCAGGGTCGGCCCGGTCGCCATCGCCGGGTCGAGCGTGATGCCGTAGGCCGTGAGATACGTGGTGACGAGATCGCTGACGACGGACTTCAACGTCGCGCCCGCCACGTAGTCGCGCGTCACGCGCCGCTGCGCCGCACCGAACCAATCGTCGATGGCGTCGATGCGCGTGACCGTGCCGACGCCTGGCGCGCCGAGCGGCTGATCCTCGGTGCCCTGCACGGTGCCGCGGAACAGCGATCGGCCGTCGCTGCTGCGCACCTCGACGCGTTGATCGAGCGTGGGGCGGTACGCGGTCGCGGTCGAGTCCTGATCGAGGACCTCGACCGACGCGCGGCCGCGGGCCCCGAGCTGGTATTCGATGCGGAGGGACCCGGTCGCCCGCGTCTTGCGCGTCTGGTCGACGCCCGCGATCAGGATGGCAGGCGGCAGGGCCTTCGCGTCAGCCATGCGGGCCTCAGTGCCCGACGCCCATCGTCCGCATGATGCGCGGAATGCGTCGCGCGGAGGAGCGGGCGATCTGCTCGCCGTCCAGATAGATCGTGGTTTCGTAGTTCTGCGGGCCGACGCCGAGCGCGTTGCCGTTGAGCGGCACGACCGCTTCGGGGCCCGCCTCGCCGATGAGCGCGAGCGTGCGATGTTTGACGATGCCGCCGCCCGCCAGGGCGGGGACGCTCAGCGTGCCGCTCGTCGTCGCGCTGTCGCCGCTCGGCAGCCCGCCGCCCTCCTGCTTGAACTTGTAGGGGACCACGAGTGGCGGAATGTCGATGTTGGCGAACGAGCCCTCGATGCTCGCCGCCGCGTCGGCGGCGGGCTGCTTCAGCGCGTCGAAGTACGACGGGATGTCCGCGCCGAGGACCTTGCCGATCGCGAGCAGCACGTCGAGAATCTTCTCGTTCGTCCCCTTCATCGCTTCGCCGACGAGCCCTTGCTCCTCGGCCTGCTTGAGGATCGACGCGGTCGTGTCGTCGGTGACCGCGCCGTACTGCTGCTGCGCTTCCCACAGGGTCTGCAGGACCGGCTGGCTGAGCGCGAGCGTGCGGCTCATGTCGCCGCCCTTGTCGACGATGCCCTGAATGCTCGCGCCGATGTCGGCGGCGATGGCTTGGAACCCCTCGGGGGACAGGGCCTTCGCGTCGAACAGGCCGCGGAGCACCTGGCCGTCGGCGGCGATGGTGTCGAACAGCGGCTTGAACGCTTCGTCGTTCACGAGCTTGAAGTTGTCGATCATCTCCTGCGTGACGGCGCTCGCGGTCAGGCCGAACTTGTCGACGCCGTCGGTGAGGGTTTGGAAGGTCGGGCCCATCATCTGCATCGCGGTGATCGCGTTGCCGTTTTCCTTCACGAGCCCGGCGAACGTGTCGCGGGCGATGAGCCCGAGGCGGTCGAACTCGTCGCCGGAGCTCTGCGCGAGCGCGGCGAGCGACTGCGCCTTGTCCGTCTCGAAGGCTTGGGCCTGTTTCTTCGTCGCGCCTTCGGGCGGCTTGGCGTCGAGGATTTTTTGGAACTTCTGACCGAAGATGCCGGCGCGTGTGTTGAGGCCTTCGACCGCGTTGTTGAGTCCCTCGATCCGCTTCTTCTGTTCCTCGATCGCTTTGTTGAGCTCCTCGACCGCGGCGGTGAACTGCGCGGGCTTCTTCGCGTCGAACGCTTTCTGGATGTCGACGCCGAGCGACTGCGCGAGCTTCTGCAGGTTCTTCATGCCGCCGTACTGTTCGAGCAGCGCCGCCTTGTTCTTCTCCAACTCGGCGCGTTCCTGCTTCGCCTTCTTCGCCCCGCCGAACAAGCCGCCCACGAGGCCCGCGATGCCGCCGACCGCCGCCCCGATGGGACCCCCGACCATGAAGCCGCTCATTGCGCCGCTGGCTGCGCCGCCGAGCGCGCCCTTCATCTTGCCGCCCTGCGTGCCCATCGAGAAGCCGCCCATGAAGCCGCTGATGCCGGTGCCCGCGAGGCCCATCAGCTTCTCGCCGCCCGTGAGCGGCTCACCGCCTGGTGTCTTCGAGCGGGCGAGCCGCTCTTGGAAGGCCTTCGCGAAGATGTCGGCGGCGGCGGTGGCGGCGGCAGCCCACATATTGTCGCCGCGCGAGAAGGCCTCGCCCATGATCCGCGGGATGTCGATCGCGAGCTGCTTGAAGACCGGCCGCACCGACGTCTCCATCTTCTTGATCGCGTCGGTGATGCCGTCGATGAAGACCTTCGTGTCCTGCTTGCTGCTGGCGGAGCCGTAGCCCAGCATCGTGCCGAAGTCGAGCTGCGGGACCTTCGACTCGATCTTCGTGAAGTCGGCGAACTCCGTGAACCGCTTGCCCATGTCGGCAAACGCGTCCCGCATCATCTCGAAGTGGCGCTGGTTGGTGAGGAGGACCGTGTCGACCTTGCGCAACGCCTCTGGGGCGGCGACGCCCATGCGGTTGAAGACGTCGAGCGCGCTGCGCACGGCGTCGGTCAGCTGCTTCTGCTGCTCCTCGGTGAGTTTCGAGATGTTGGTGATGTCGCCGAGGGCCTCGACCATCAGGTAGGCCTTCTTGACGGCGTCGAGCCCGAATGCGGCGTCGCGGTTCTTCTCGGCGTCCTTCAGCCCCTTCGTGAGCGGCGGCAGCTGCGCGTTGAGCGCGGCCAGGGCGCGGCCGAAGTCCGCGTTGTCGCCCACCGTCTTCACGACCGAGGCGAGCTCGCGGAAGGTGTCGACGACCTTGTCGCCCTTTGCCATCGCGGCGAGCAGCTCCTCGATGGACTTCTTGCCCTTCTTCGGGGCTTCGCCCAGATCGATCATCTTGCCGCGCGCGGCTTCGGTCTTGTCGGCGAGCTCGCGGAGTCCCGCGATGAAGGGCTGCAGGGTCGCGGTGGTTTCCTCCGACCGCTTCTTCGTGATGACGAGCTGGTCGCTCATCCGCTTCCACGTGTCGTACGTCGTGGTGGCGATCTTGGAGAGCCCAGCGATTTCGTTCTCGGCCACGGTGCCGACGATGGCCGCGCCGCCGGGGATCTTCGTCGAGAGCGCGAGAATCTTCAGCAGCATCATCGCGAGGTCGGAGATGCCTTTCGACAACCGCGCAATGCTGCCCGAGATGACCTCGTCGACCTTCATAAAGCCGTACTGAATCTTGTCGATCGCCGAGAGCAGGTTCGCGAAGGTGCGAATGAGGAACGTGACCGAATCCGACACGAGGTAGAACGCCTTCTTGTTGTCGGTCGACGCGTCGTTCATGCCGCGGAGCGCGTCGGAGACGGCGACGAGCGCGACCTGCACGGACTCGTTGCGGGTGATCGCGTCGCCCCATGTCGCGAGCAACGACTTCTGGGCGGCATCGACCGCGGAGATCGCGCCTTGGTAGGTCTTCGACGCCTTGGCCGCATCGCCCGCCTGCGCGGCCGTCTCGCGCAGGATGCCGCTCAAGAGCGCCTGGCGCGCGGACGCGCCCTTCGTCTTGTCGGCGAGGTCGGCCATCGTCATGCCGGCCTCCTTCATGATCTGCGCGACGTTCTTCGTGACGCCCGCGTTGTCGATGAGCGCGTTCTGCTGGTTCTTCACGCCCTCGGTCGCGCTGCGCACCGCGTCGCCGAACGAGTAGGAGGACTGCCGCCCGAACGCGGCCGAGTCCTTGAACGCGTTCATCAGCTTGACGGAGTCGGCGAGGCCGAAGCCTGTCGCGAGCAGGTTCTTCAGGCCGGTGACCGAATCGGCCAACGGCAACATGCCGTCGGCCGAGAGTTGTTTGGCCGCGGCCGTGGCCGCATCGACCGAGACACCGAAGTGCTCGGCGACCCCCGACAGTCCCATGAAGGCGTTGCTGAACTGCGTCGAGTACTTGACCGCCGACTGGATCGCGCTGCCGATGCCGCTGACGATGGAGCTCGCGAGCTTCGTGAAGACGTTGCCGAGGAACGTGCCGACCGTCGACGCGGCGGTGGCGACGCCCGCGAAGCTCTCCTGAAAATCCTGCGCGGCCTTCTTGCCCTCGTTGAAGGACTTCTGCAGTTCCGCAATCTGCGCGGAGATCCGAACGGTGAGGGTGGCAATGGGGGCCATGTGGTTACGTCAGGCTCGATACGGAGAGGTCGCGCTCGAGCTCGCGGCCCACGCGCTGCAGCCGCTCGATGTAGGCGTTCGACTCGGCTTCGGCCGCGGGTCGGAAGAAGGGACGCGGCGGGATGTTGCGCGCGCCGAACTCGACGAAGCGCCAATAGACCGCCGGGCCCTGCGAGCCCGCGACGTCCACTTGCCCGATGCCGACGCGGCCGCTCGTGCCACGGGCCGCGACGGTGATGGACTTCCGCAGCGCGCCCGTGCGGACTGGCGCGAGGGCCTTGGCGCGCTGCGCGATGGCGAAGCTCGTTTTCAGGACGGCATCCGCCGCCCCGAGCTTCACGAGCTCCGGCGCGGTCGTCAGCGCCCGCTGCAGGCCCTCCATGCCGGTGAGCGACATCGTCACTTTCGCCATGTCACTCCTGCGCCCATGCGAGGGCCTGGGCGAGGACCCGGGCGCGCTCGACCTCGGCCTCCGCTTCGGCCTGCGCCTCGTTCGCCGCGGTGGTGGCGCGCGCGGGCATCGTCTCCAAGCGGCTGCGCCCGAGCAGCTGCGCGGGCGTGAGCTTCTTCTTCGTGTAGGGCGCGATGACCCACAGCCCGAGCGTGGCGACGCGCTCCCATGCGCGGGCCTCCCGACGGAGGAAGCCCGCATAGAGCACGTGGAACTCGTGGACCGTGAGTCCCCAGAACGCGTCGGGGAGCAGCTGCAGCTCGCCGAGCCCGATCGCTTCGGCCCACGTGAGCCACTCGCGGAAGGCCCACGTCACGTCACCGTGGGCGTCGCCGGAGAAGGGTCGGCGGGTTCCTCGCTGGTGACTTGGAACAACCCGGATTCTTCGAGCGCGTCGTTGATCGCATCGGCGAGCAGGCGCAGCTTCTTGCCCGCTTTGAGATACGTGTCGAGCCGCACGGTCACCAAGTGCGGAGTGATCGTGCGGTCTTCATGCTTGAAGCCCGCCCACAGCGCGAGCACCATCGCGTTGATGCCGAGGTTGGCGAGCCGGTTGACGATGACGCCAAGCGGCTCGCCGTCCATCTGCGCTTCGAGGTCGCGGATCGCCGCCAGGTCGTATTTGAGCAGGCGGGGTTTGTCGAACTCTACTGACACCATGTCGTCCTCCCAAGTGCGGCTCGGTGAGCCGGAGTTGGCGTTGCGGTTCTCGTCAGACGGCGTTGCCGGTTATCCACGCCGTGCCGTTCCAGTTGCAGTGAATGCCGTCGCTCGTCGCCACGTACTGCCCTGTCGTCCACGCGGTGTTCGGGCTAGCCGTTACGCCTGACATACCGGCGAGGTTGGACGGCGCTGCCGCGCCCGCCGGGGTGAAACTGCCCGGCACGCCGGCTGTCGCGCCGGTCGCCGTCACGGGGGGCACCGGGACGCCGCTCGCATCGAACGCCCCGAGGATGCGCGTGCTGCAGCGCAGTTCCGCGGTCGCGGTGGTGATGCCGTCGACCGTCGACACGGGGCCCGTCCAGCTCAGACAGTTGCAGACCCCCGAGATCGCGGTCATGCCCGCCTGGTTGCCCAGCGGCCCGTAGGCGTAGTTGAGGCCGCTCTTGCCCTCGATGGAGGAGAAGAACGTCTCGGCCTCCGGCGTCCACTTCGACGAGAGCGAGAGCGAGCGCGTGCGGAAGCCCGCGATGATCTCCTTGGTGGGGGCCGCGACGCCGGGCTGAAACGTCGTGCCGTCGAGTTCGTCGGTGTCGCTGCTCGGCGTGATGCCGTCGAGGAAGTGACTGATGTCGGTCTTCTGTCCCGCCCCGTTGTCGAGTTCGAGAAACGCGCGGATGCCTGCAACGCTCATGGCCGATCTCCTAGTCCAGAGGATCGGGCGGCCACCGCGGCGGGCCGATCAGGGGTCGTGGGCGGCGCGGTCGAGGACCGGGGCGCATCGATCAACAGCGAGCGTTCGAGTGACGTGAGCGCCGTGCGCAGCTGCACGACGACGGCCGTCGCTTCTTCGGCGAAGGCCTCGGGCGGCGTCTGCGCGACCCACTTCTCCGTCGTCGTCACGAGCCCGCGGGAGTGCCGCACGAGCTGCGCGAGGAAGTGCACCGTCTGTGGCCGCATCACTGCGGGGCCACCGTCCCGAGCCGCTGCTGCCCGCACAGGAGACACACGACTTGCGGCGGCCCGCCGAGCGTGCTCGCGTCGACCTGTCGTTCCGCCGGATGCCGACAGCCGCCCTCGTCGGGCATCGGGTCGGCGCGGACCTCCTGTTCGATCTGCGCGATGAGGCCGTCGACCAGCAGGCGCATCGCATACAGCTGCGGCAGGACGAACGACGCGGGCGTCATGGCTGCTGCCCCACGTGAATCGACCACAGGGTCGGGTAATGCCGCAGGACCTTGCCGCTGACCGTCTCCTCGTAGGCGTCGACGATGACGTCGAGCACGGCCCAACTGCTGGTGTAGTCGGCGACGTCGAGGATGGCGAAGTGCAGCAGCGCGACGATGCGGTCGAGCGTCATCAGGTTCATGCCGACGTCGGCACTGAGCGTCACGAGCTTCAGCTGCATCGTGAGATGGCTGCCCCACTTGGGGCCGTCGCCCATCGTCGACTCCGAGCGTTCGGTGAACGGCCCGATGGTGAGGTAGTCGCTGCGCGCCTCTGGCGGCACGACGCCCTCCGTGTAGATCGCGGGCCCGCCGCCGAGCGCGGTCGGCGCAGTCGAGAGCCGGACGGTCAGCTGCGCGTCGTTGACGAGCAGCTCGCGGACCGCCGCCAGGACGCGCGGCATGGCGAGGATCGCGGTGCTCATGGGCGGTTGGCCGGCAAGCGGCTGTCGCGGTACCAGCTGCCGACGACCGCGCGCTCGGGCCGGTCAGGGATCGTCACTTGGTTGCGCGTGAGCGTGAAGGCCGGGGCCCCCGCGTAGCCGATGCCGTCCGCGATCAGATACGGGATGTAGGGGCCGGTGGGCGTGAAGATGCCGAACGTGACGGGGGCGGTGAACGCGACGTCGCTGGCGGCGGTGCCCGCGGCGCTCTGCCCGACGGTCGTGCCGCTGCTGTCCTTCATCACGATCTGACAGCTGCCCGGCGTGAGCGGAAAGCCGCTGCCCTGCAGGGTGACGGGGTGTGGCCCGAGGCCGGTGGCTGCGGCGGGCGTGATGCCGGTGACGAAGACGGGCATTAGACGCGCTCCTGACAGTAGAGTTCCTGATAGCGGTGGCCGAGGTTCGGGTCGCGAATGTCGAGAATCTCCAAGTGCCGCCGCACGGGGCCGTCGTCGAACTCCAGAAACATCGCGACGGTCAGATCGGCGTGGTACCAGCACGTGACGACCGCGTCGATCTGATTCGTCAGCTGCCCGCCTGCGAGCTGCTCGAGCCGCGCCTGGCCGCCGGTCGGCTCGACCGCCGCGAACATCTTCAGCACGAGCTCCGGGTCCCCGGGAATCCACCCGCCCGCCGCCGGGTCGAGGACCTGTGAGGGCCGGTAGACCTCCACGTAGCGGTCCAAGCCGCCGATGCGGACGCCGTTGGTGGGCGGGGTCGGTTCCATCTCAGGGGACCCACGTCAGGCGATGCGGGGCCACGCACGCGTCGTAGCCGTAGGGCGTGACGGCGACGGCGCTGCCGACGAGGGCCATGTCGCGGCCGAGCGTCAGCATGTGCGCGGTCAGCAGCCCGACGGCCTGCACGAGCAGCGGGGCCTCGGCGAGCAGCGCCTTCGGGTCGGTCCAGCCCGCGACCACGAGCAAGTGCGCGCCTGCCCCGGCGGGAATGTCGACCGTGCGCGGGACGGCGGTGCTGCTCACCGGGATGGCGCGCCACGCCGCGGGCGCAGCGGACGTCGGAGTCCACGGCTCCATCAGGAGAATCTGCTGCACGGGCGTCGCTTGCACCGGCAGCGGCACCGGCAGCGACGGGTCGTAGGGCCACAAGTAGATGTCGCGGCTCTGCGTGAGCAGCGCGAGCCCGGTGTCGCGTTCGACCATGCTGCGCGCCGCCGCGATGAATTGCGGGACGAGGGCCTCGCGCGGGTCGTCGACGGACCAATCGAGGCCCGCGCGCAGTTTCGCTTCGGCGACGGTGATCGGTTCCTCGGTCGGTGGCGTGCGCAGGACGGAGTAGCAGCTGCGCGGCTGCGCCCACGCCGGGACGAACGACGCGGTCATGGGAGCCTCCGCCCGCGGCGATACGTCTTGGTGGTGACCACGACTTCGGTATGCGACTGGACGGGCGGGCTCATGGCGCGGTCGAGCATGAGCGGGCGACGCAGCGGCACCATGAGCGGTGGCCGCGGGCTCCCGGCTGAGAGCACCGGCTCGGTGAGCGGGACATAGTCCGGCGACACGCACGTCGTGTGCGGTGCGTCGTCGACGGGACACGGTCCCGGATCACCGAAGCCGAATGCCGAGATCACGCGACGACCTCCTACGGATAGACGGGCATCCCGAGTCCGGTCACGGTGCCGAACGCACCGGGCCGGTAGACCGCCAGGGCGAGCCGCTCCTCGGCGCGAATCGCGACCAAGTTCTTCACGAAGAAGTCCTGATGCGAGTTCGACGCCTCGACACGGATGCCGCCCTTGCGGAAGACCTGCGAGCCGGTCTTGAACGCGCCGACGAGCGAGGTCGTCGCGAGGATCGCCGGCGTCACCGCGACGGGCAAGCCCCACATCTGCGCGGTCTGAATCGGCGCGAACGGTCCCGCGGTGAGGTACTGCCCCTGCGGGCCCTTGGTCAGCACGGTCGACGCCCAGTCGGCCGGGTTCATCACGATGCCGTCGGGCATCAGGAACGACGTGCTGTAGATCGTCATGATCTGCCGGAAGTTCGCATCGGCGTTCGACTCGTTCGCGGCACGGGCCACGGGCGCGGCGAGGCCGACACGGTCGAGGACGCCGCTGATGTTCGGCGCGGTGCCGTCGCCGTTGAGCAGCTGGTCTTCCTCCTCCAACTGGACGCCGTTGCGCAGCCGCGCGTCGATGTAGCTGCGGATCGCGGGCACGTCTTCGAGCATCTCCTCGGTGACGGGCAGCCAGTGGGCGATCTTCCGCACCGCGTCGGTCGCGCCCGCGAACGTGAGCGCGGACTCGGGCTTCGCGGCCCCTTCCGACACGGCGGCGGCGGCGTTGGTGAACGCGGTTTCCACCATGTAGGTGATCGCGTTGGAGTCGGTCGAGCCCGACGCCATCAGGTCCGCCACGACGAGCCGCGGCATCGGCCGCTGCAGGATGCCCGGCATGTACTGCGGGATGACGAGCGCGCCGCCGGAGGCGGGGTCTTCGGTCAACGTCGTCGCGTGGAAGTTGTTCCAGTCGACGGCGAGCTCGACCGAGGGGGACCGCCATGCGGACGACGAGCGGTGGCCCTGCTTCTTGAAGAAGTCCATGACCTCCGCGTTGGTGACGAACTGCGTGCCGAGGCTCTTGCGGATCGCGACGATGGGCGGCTTGTCAGCTGCGCCCGTGAGCGAGGTCAGCGCGGCGCGCATGTCGTCGCTGCCCTTGGCGCGGGCGATCTTCGCCTGAATCGCCTGTCCGTCGGTGGTGACCGCTTGAATGGCCGCGAGCTCCTCCTCGGTCATCACGCGGTTTTCCGCTTCGGCGGTGAGACAGGTCTTCTCCAACAGGGCGAGGCCCTCACGTCGCTTGGCCTCCAAGTCGCGTTCGAGTTGCGCGAGATTCAACATGGTCGTCTCCGGTCAGAAGCCGAGCGCAAGCAGCGCCCGCTGCGCCTGCCGAGCCTGCAGCACGCGATCCTGGCCGGTGACCTCAGAAGGTTCCTGCGGCGTGTCGCGGACTGACGGTGCGGTGGCGAGAGCGGTCGCGAGCGCAGGCGTGCCGCTCGGCAGCACGCGTGCGAGGGTGTCGTCCAGAGTGGCGATGCGATCGACGAGCCCGGCGTCGCAGGCTTCGTCGGCGGTCAACGTGGTGCCCTGCCCGAAGCCGCCACGCACGTCGGCCTCAGAGCGGCCGCGGCCCTTGGCGACGTCACTGACGAAGCGGGCATAGTGCGCGTCGACGAGGCCCTGCAAGCGGGCGCGCGCCGTGTCGCTGAGCGGTTCGGCTTCGTTGCCGTCGACCTTGAACTTGCCGGCCGAGACGTACGTGAGCTTCACGCCGAGCTGCGCGAGCGCCGCCGTCAGATCCTCGTGAATGCTGTAGACACCGATGGACCCGACCATCGCGGACGGCGCGGCGACGACCTCTGTCGCGCAGCTGCCGATCCAGTACGCGGCCGAGCACATCTCGTAGTTGGCCTGCGCGATGATCCGCTTGCTTGCCCGGGCACGGAGCACCTGGCGCGCGAACTCGCTCGCGCCGAGGACCGACCCTCCGGGGGAATCAATGTCGAGCACCACGGTGCCGATGTCGGGGCGCGCCATGACGTCGGCGAGCGCCGCGCCCGCCTGCTCGTAGGTCGCCCCGCCGCTGACCTCGCTCATCACGTTCATGCGCGGCGCGAGCACGCCGTGAATCGGAATGAGCGCCGCCCCGGGCGCAGGCGCGGTCGCGGCGCTGTTGGTGAGGAAGGTCACGGCCTCGACCGACAGCCGCTTCTCCAGAGAGGACGTATCGGTCGTCTCGCCCGCCACCCGACGACCGAGGATGTTCGCGACCATCGACAGCATCGGGCCGGTGATCGCCCACGGGTAAAGCGCCATGCTCAGCACGCGGTCACACGCATGGGCACGTCCGGTTGCTGGCATGTCAGGCCTCCACTTCACGATTGCGGAATGCGTCCTCGCCCATGACGAGCCGACGCAGGGTTTCGGTGTTGATGCTGCTCGCCAGGGCGGTCGCGGCGCGAGCGGCCTCCTCGTCACTGCAGCCTGCCCGCCGGTAATGCGGCTCGAGGTCGCTCGCGAGCTCGCGGTCCCACCGCATCAG